ATTAGTAGCAGTAAAATAATATCCCGTAGGCGCCGCAAACTCAACCAGACTGCCTTCGGTGATGTACTTGCCACTATTGCTGGCAAAGGCTCCGATTGATACTGGATTGCCTAACTCATTTTCAAAAAAACCTGTAGTCTCATTAGTAATTGATGTGCTTTGATGCCAAGTATAGTTTAGTACTGCTAGATTAGGACGTGTAAAATTGGCATAGTAAAATTGTTGCAGTCCTGCCCTTAGAGCCAATGGAGTGATCTGATTGATCACTGCATCGCTGATGTCGTTACTGGTCAGCCAACTGAATTGAAAACTATACAGGTTGTTGGATTCGTACAGGGCACCATCACTGGCAAAAATGTTGGTACTGGAATATTTTCCTGTACCATCTACTAGATCAAGATATCGACTGGTTCCAATGCTGGCACGGTTAACGGCAGTGCTTTTGAGAATGCTGTTGTATTGTGTAAACGGAAAGTTGGTATAGTCTTCACCGTTGACCATGCGATTTTGTGTATAGTATTGAGCTGGAGCACGTTGTTTAATTTCGGTAATAGTCTCACGTGCCTGGGCGTTGGTCACCGGCTCAGTAATGCCACAGGTAAATGTTAATGTTTCAATTTGTCCTGTACGACTTACGTAGCTAATAGGTATACTAACGCTTTGCATTTCTATAGGATTGATAATGTAGGTCAATCCATTACTGGCTCGTACATAAGTACGGAACGTTCCCACTGGTATTGTACTGAAAATACCATCACCAAAGTTTAAAGTAATTTGATCATTGGTCCTGCTGCTCACGCTGTAAATATCTCTTGTGCCTGGCGCTAGTTGTTCTACTGCGGCCGCAAACACGCTTTGAACTCGCTCCCAGAAGCCAGCAACATTGCCCAGATTGTCTAGTTGATACAACCAGACGTCGGTGTTGTTAACTCCTTCAATGTTGATCTCCACAGCACGATTGTTAATGCGCTCGGGCAAATTAAAATCTTGATTTTGTAGTACGCCTTGTTTGAACAAGAAGAAAAATCCTGTGTTGTCACTAAGGAATCCTTGTTGGTCGTTGCGAAACAGCATGTTAAACTGTCCGTTGGGCAAGGGTGGCGGTTCATAAACAAAGTCTGCGCCAGCTGAGGTAGCATTGACCACTTCAAAAGGCATGTTGACAGTGTCTACTGTGGCAGTGTACGGAATCACTGGCAGATAACCCGGAACTAGATTGATAGTATACTCTTGAGTATCTACACCTAAAATTGTTTGTCGGCTACCTGGAATACCAAATTTCTGTGCATTGGTAAGACTAGCATTGATAATTGTAATGAACTGTTCTTGCCAGTCAAGGTTAGTAGGGTCTGCCCAGTTGACTGTAAGATTTGCTAGGTTAATGCCGTTGTAGTCTGTGAGATTTTCTGTGGTACTAACAGAAAATACTTTAAGGTAACCCGATGCTTCTGTATTGCGCTTGGCTGTGTAACTGACTAAATTTGCAAGTTTAACAACACTGTCTCTGCGTTCTGCGGTGTCTAGATAGTTTTCTCTGGTGTTTAAATCTGTGCGGAATGCCAAACTTTGACCCATGAATGCCATGACATCCAACAAGGCAATAAACTCACTTGATTCAATGTAATCGTTAAATGTTTCTGGATAATACAGGCGCAAATAGTCTACAAAACTCTTGCGTAGGGTTTCAAAATCATAGCTTTGAAAGTCGGCTTCGCGGTAGGCTTGATAGATTCTTTTCCAATCTTCAACACCAAAAATCACGGTTTGTCTAGAGGTTGTGGCCATATATATTTCCAGTTCTAATATTTAGCTTGTTAATAAACTGGGTAGTTAAACGTAAGTGGCTGTGCGTTGTTGTTGGTCAAAAAACAGGCTTAATTGTTGTGCTGTAGTACTGGGCACTACTGCCAATCCTAGTTGTATTAACATACCATTTTGTTGTGGAAATACCTGTACACCGCTGACAAACACTCTGGGATCGCCGGCACAGACACGTTGTATTTCTGTGTAGATGGCCGTTTGTGTTTCTGGTGTTTGATTTTCAAACAGGTAGTTCCAGATCACTGTGCCATATCCAGGACGACCTACCAGCTCACCTTGCTGTATGTTAAAGGCATTGAGCAGGTCAATTTTGATAAGATCAAAATCCACGGCTGTGAATTTTTTATTTTGACCTATAGTGTTGAATCCAATAAATGTAGGCATTTTGTATTTAACCTATTTGATTTACTGAGGATCTTGCTGTGGCCAATAGATTGTTGGCTTGACTCTGTGCTTGATTAGCTAGTCCTTGCGCTTGATTAGCTAGTCCTGTAGCTTGTCCTTGTAACCCTTGTAACATGCTTTGAGCTTTGCTAATATCAAGTGCGGCACCAATACTGGCCGAGCCGGGTAAATCTGCGCCAAAACTAGGAACGGATATTTTTTTACTGCCAAGTATTTTTGTAAATGCTGCATCAACACTGGCACGATTTACTGTGTTGGCAAATCCTGCGGCCTTTTGCACGTTTGATACAAGACTGTCGCCTTGAGCAATCACTGAATCAATTTGTCCTTGAGCTTGGCCAAGTAGGGCTGTGGCCTGCCCTTGTAGTTGTCCGGCTAATGCTGTGGCTTGTCCTTGTAGTTGTCCGGCTAATGCTGTGGCCTGGCCAGCAAGTCTTCCTTGTAGTTGTCCGGCCAATGCCGAGACATTGGGCAATTTAGATGTTAGATCACCAACACTAAGATTAGATAATTTGTTTAATCCACTAGTCAATGTGCTAGACGCTGAGGCGGCAAACTGACTGGCTTTGCCCAAGGCATCCATAGCAGTTTTTACCGATGCCAAATTAGGAGTTATGCCGGATGCAAGTGAGCCTAACCCTAGTGAGAAGGCGCCTGCCAACTCGGTTTGCGGCCGACCTTGTATGCTAACTAAATTAGAAGTAACATTAGTCACAGGAGGTAAATCACTGGCCCATTGTGCTGTAAGTTCTGTTCCGTATTGGCTAGAATTTGTAACCAATGCTGCTATTTGACCGTTTACACTGTTGGTTATTGTTGTTGTTGCGTTGGTTAATGCTGGATTGTTCTCCCCGGTGTAAACGGTGCCTACTACCGCTGATACAGATTGAGCCGCTGGGGTTTTAATCACACCGGCAGCTTGTAAACTATTATATCCGTTTTGCATTAACCTTGCTTGGGCATCGTTTTGCGCAGATGTACTATTTAAAAAATCAGTAAGAGAAAAAATTCCATTTAGCCCAGTCCAAATAGCTGGAGCATTAAGCACACTTGTCAATGTGCCAGGGCCGTTTTGTATAAATTGTTGCCAAGTACCAGGTTTGACATAGCCGGCTATTTCTAATTGTTGGCAACTAAATCCATATTGGCCAACTCCAGTTTCGTTAGTAGCAACGGTTGGCGCTTGATCTACATTATTGGCCACTTGAGCCATGAGTGCTTGTGTTTGATTGCTAGTTAAAGATCCTATGGCTGGGGCAGTAAATCCTGTGCCAGCAATGGCTGCTATGTTGGCTTGTGTTACAGGATTGGTTAACGGTGTATCAATCAAAGACGGAATGCTAGCAACCGTGGGCAGGCCGTTGATGATGGACAAGATTACAAGGTCGTCAACTCCAGCAGTGCCTCGATCTAACCGGCTAAGATCAAACTTAGCCACTGAGGACGTGGTTCCACTGATACTTTGCCCGGGTTCAAATCCTACCAAAGCGCCCGCGGCTACTTGACTATAAAATGTATAGTCGGCTTGATCCTGCGTGGTACCTGCTGGAGCCTGCAGGGTAAAAGTTGCACCAGATGGAAGAGTGTAGTTAAATTGTGACATTATGTTCTAGTAATAGTTGTGTCTTCTGGTACTGGTGGAGTGTCCGGGGGTGGGCTAGGCGCAGGGCCTGCTAGTTTAACTGACACACTTACACCTTGATTATGATAAGGGTAAGGTTCGTGTGTGGGCGCACGAGTTACTATACTTTCTAGACTAGCGGGTTGCGCGACCCATCCAACACTAGGATTAAACTCTACCTTGGGTAACAAATATTTGGTCAAGCCCGCAGGAGTTTCTACTTCTGTTTTGGGACCACCGTTGAGATTTAGTTTGTTACCGTTGAGGCTCAGTGTAGAGTCGGAGGCCCAACTGCCTAACTGACTGGTCATGGCCAAAGTTCCCGGAGTTTTTAGTCCTATGCCGGCCTGACTAAACAAGGTTAATTGTCCTTTGTTTGACACAGCCATGTCTGTATCGCTTTGCATGGTTGTACCTTTGGTACTTTTCATATTGATTTTTCCGCCGGCAAACATGTTGATGTCTTCGTCGGCATGTAGATTAATAGTGCCTTGTGTGCGGATGTTTACGCTGTTGGTGGTGTACACATCCAAGG